ATTTTTGGTAGTTTTATGGTAGTAGTAGTGGCGCTATTTTGTTTACGCAGATAGCTTACTGCCCCATCCACTCAAAAGTTGGGAATGGGAGCGAGCACGGAGACAACGAGATCGGTTGCCGTCACTGTGGTCGCAGTCACCTCCAGATTCAAGGTCGGATTCAAAGCCGTGACCGTGAATGTCGCGAATACAGCTCCGTTCGTCGCTGCAGCCGTGATCATGTTACCAACATTGACAACCGCTGTCAAACCGACTAGCGTGTCAATGGTACATGCTGTGATGACAGTCCCTCCAAGAAGAACTCCTACGTAGATCTGTTGACCAATCTGAACGTTGGAGATGGACAGGACATTTGTGGCAGCACCGGCTAAAATCACAGGACCGGTGGCCAATGGCACAGCACCAAAGGGCGTTGCAGCTGCAATGGTGCCACCGCCAGCGTGTAGCGTTCCAGACGCTTGAAATCCACCTGGCGGTGTGTGGGGGGTGATCAAAGTCACATCATACTCCACCCACAGCTTGCCCCAGTTGACGGCAGTCCCATCAACGGTGCAAGCAAAGAGGTTTCCGCAATCATACATCTTGATATCCTGATTTGCGGCAAGCGTGCCTGTGCGCACGTACCTCTCCTTCATGTCTCCCATCAATTCACGCGTGGCGAGCGCACAGCAGATGTCCTTCCATGGAGCATCTTCCTCTGTGTCTTCGTACGATGAAGCAGCCACCTCTGAGGCAGGTGCTGCGTCTGATGCATCGTAATCCGGTGCCAGCATCATTGAGCCTGGCACATTGGAACCTGTACGTGTGTAGTAGCAGAACCTCAAGCCATTGAACTTGTACTTCTCCCACCCCGCGGCCTCATTGGAAAGCCACGGAAATGATGCCGCTATGCCCGGGTTCAGGGCAAGCGCTTGAGCCACGGTGAACGCTCCCGATCCAGTAATCGAAGCGACCAACTCCCGGTGGATGATTCGGCAACTGTCCAAGCCGTTCCGGAAGATTTGAGCCTGCCCAGTCCTCTGACTCGTGGCATAGGCGGCGGCAACGAAGGCTTGCTCGCCAGCGCCTGCGGCAGCTCCTCCACGTCCTCGCTTGGCGGCACGCTTTCTGTTCTGGCGAGAGGTTTTCCTCTTCTTTTGCGCAGGTTGCGCACCAGATGCAGCAGCAGAACCACCAGCGTTGCGACGACGCTTAGAACCTCGACCGCGAGGTGCATTGTTGTTGTTGTTGTTCATCGTTTCAGATAAACCAGTGAATAAGAAATTTCGAACTGCCGGTGCGACCGGAACGGTAGGTGAGAGATCGAGGCTGATTACTCGCCCAAGTCATAGGTACAGCCTTACGCCTACCTGGGCATTGACCACACTCACCTCAGGTACGTTGTTTGAAGGCACAACGCACAAAGCCGTCGCCCTGAAGGCGCATCTACTTCAGGGAGACACCAAGGCGCTTCGCCACCTTGGCACGCTTCTCTTGCCACCCAGCAAGATAGGCCTTGAATTCCGCGGGCGGCTCTCCGTCACGCTGTTTACGCGGTTTCCAAGTACGAGGGTCCAATTTCGGTTTGGGGCCAGGAGCGGCGCCTTGGACTGTCGTAGCTGGGGCTTTGGCCTCAGTCTTTAGCACTGTTGCAACAGCACTCTTCCGAACGCGCCTGCCCTTCGAATCACACATCGGTACAAGTTTGGCGGCGTCTTCAACAACGGTGGGCACAGTCGGTTTGCTGAGTTGTGGCGATTTGTTGTCGCTGGTGGCACAACCCACCTGCTTACTCTGGCAATCTTCAACCGGTTCCATCGTGTGACTTACATGTTCAGGCTGAACCTTACGAAGGGTGACACTCTGGCCGTAGCATCGCAAATACTTGATCCAGTGGCGATCTGATGGAGAACCATTGAGCTGCACATCTCCATAGAAGAGCGCCCACTCACTTTTTCCCTCATCCTTGACCATCTCATCATAGATCTTTCTCTGTTCAACGCTTAGGTCAGAAACTTCCGGCTCCTCAGCTAGATCATCTTCACCACTCACGTCGTTGGTAAACACAATCCTGCCTCCGTCCTGAAGCTCCACGACTTCCTCATCTAGTTCCATCTTGTCCTTGGGGGGCAAGGCATCCGCAACTGGCTTAGGCGCGGGAATCATCAGCTCTTCACCAACGACGCAAGTCTGCTTAACAACGGGAGTTTCAACGTTGGCAGATGTGCACAAGGGCGCTTGCAACAGCAGCCCAGGGTTGCGCGTCTCGTAGATCTGTTCAATCCACGTCTCAAAGCGCTCCCAATGGAAATCCGGCACGAACGTCGAAAACGTCTGCCCCATCCAGCCACTCTCATCCTCATTTGGCCAGTTGGACTCCAATGAGTGTTTACCGTCCCACGGCATCAGCACTCCATCCACTCTCTCCCCAAGAAGGTCGTGGGCTGCTCGAGCGATCGCACCAAGCACAGGTGAATTACGATCCATTCGGTAATATCCCGACATTCGCTCGGCAAACCTCTGTACAGGATCAGGCAGTACAGTAGGCCCCACCCAAAGCTTGGACAATGCTCTAGATGGGTTGGCCATGGAGTTGCAATCTCCATACCAGACGTTGGGTCCAAACCAGCGGTTCAAAAAGTTCACACCGGCCTCTCCTCGACGTACGACTTCAATCTCATAGTCCTGGCCCATCAACTCCGAGCTCTTCTTCAAAGCTTCAGGGTCAACAGCGCCTTCCAGGCTATCATCTCCTCCATAGATGCCCAAGAGGCTCCACGCGAGCCTTGGGGAGCACTTCACGCCGCCAATAGTGGTGTTACGCCACGCACAATAGCCAATGAAAGCGGAAAGTACCGAGTTGAAATCAGAAGTCTCGAGCGATCCAGATCCACGGCCATAGCCCGTGTTGTATCGGCGCCCCTCGGTTGTAACACCCGGCAGGGCAATCTGAGCATCCATCTTCTCGCACAGGTCGCCATGGTACTGGCGCTTGAAGAAACGGAGCATCAAGATTCGCTCGAGAATGCGCGCACGGCGCTTGACGTGACCATCAAAGCGTGAACCGTCGGCAAGGGCTGAGTGAGCCGCCGTCTCTAGGACACGGCAAACTCTTTCGGCACACTCAGCTGGGGTCTTGGCAAAGGCATACCATTCCTGCTTGCTCATGACCTCATCGTGAAAAGCGTACATATAGCACGAGTACTCTAGCTTTTCCGGCATTTGGGAGATGTTGCGAGGATCGCTGGGCTTCTGAGCGGTCTCTTTCTTTACGAATGCCTTCACAACCTTCTTGACGCCAGGACCAGTCACGCCTGCTTCGTCAAGGATGCTCCTCTGGGAGGGAGTAGACTGTCTCTCATGCACTTCATCATGAGTCAGTTTATCCCCAACATGCGGAATCGGGATGACGAATTCCGCAAACTCGACCATGTAACCGGCCAAGGTGGGGGGTACGGGCTGCTCCACTTCCAAATCACCCTCCTTGGAATGGAACTGCTCCACACGCCCAGCAATGCAACGATCGTCAGTAGCTACGCTCGAAACATATCCATAGCAGGGGCCAAGCAATGGGCTCCCAAACCCTGTCAATGGAACTGATGCGGTGTAGTCGTGCTCTCCAAACCAAATTGGTACACACGACTCCGTAGGCGGATACACGCAGGGTGGCGTGTCGACATAGCTCTCTCGCAAATACCCGGCGAGAATAGCGGCATGTCCAGGTGGCATTCGTTCCGACGGCATGCCAGCCTCGGTCGCAGGAGCAATGTTCGACGCTACCATGGCCGGTGTAATAGGCACCTTAGCCACTCGCTGCACAGCGTGAACCGCGTCAATCTGCGACACTGGAAGTGTAACCGCAGTGTGATCCCCTTGAACCGAAACACTGCGCATGAGCCCGCCAGGAGTCATCACGTCAAGCACAACGTGGCTCCCAAACACGGGTCTCAATCTCTTCAGGCCTTTCCCTTCGATCACAAGGGAGGTTGCGGCCAGTGAAGGCATCCTGAATCTGCCGATTTGGGTCAGCATGACCAGGGCGTGGTGGGCGTCGATGTACTTGCGGTCGATATGATACGCAACCACAGTCTTCTGAAGGTACCC